CTAGTCGTTCGACTGCCATTCGACCCGTGTGTGGGACTCGTTCCGGTCGATGCCGGTGCCGTATCTTGCGGGGATGCCGAACGTCTCGTACTGGCCTTGCGGGCTTCTCTTCCATGCCCGCCGGTAGAGGCGCTCGAGTCGTTCGTCGGTCATCGCGTTGGCCGCGAGCCACGCGTCGGTCTCGGGATGCGCCGTGTGCTGGTGGCGCCACCGGCAGATCGCCTTCAGCCGTCTGACCAGCCGCAGTCCGCGGTGGCGGCGCGGCATGTCGCGCAGGCGCGCGTTCCATGATTCGACGAGGTTGTTGGCGGACGGCACCGGGCCGACGGACGCGAGCCCCTCGTCGAGGAACGTGAACGGCCGGCCCTCGCGGATGCGCCTGCGGATCATGCGCCGCGCCTTGACGAGCCTTTGGCGCATGTCGTTCACGCTGCCGTCGGCGTATTCGCTCTCCTCGTCGAGGAACGAGGCGGAGTCCTGCCCCCACCGGTTGTAGGAGACCGGCCATTCGGCCGCGCCGCCCGCGTCCCCGACGCGGGGCAGGGACAGGGCCACCCGGCGCAGCCGTCCGCCCGCCTCGAGCCTGGGCCGCCTGCCGGTCAGCTCGAGGATGTTGGCCTGCACGGGGAACAGGCGCCGCTGGATCCTCGTATCCGGCCACGTGGCCTTCGCGGCCTTGAGGACGCCGCCCCCGCCGTCGCACACGAGCACGTCGGGCGGCGCGATGCGCGCCATCAGGCACTGCCATGCCGCCGCTTTCGCGCTTTTGGCGACGTGCCAGCCGATCACGTGCCCGCCGGCCACCGCGATCAGGACCACCGTGCCGCGGTGCAGGTGGATGCCGTCCACATGCACCACAGATGCACCTCGTCCGCCAGGGGCACGGGCGGCCACAGGCCCCACATGAGCTCGCACCGGCGGCGCAGCGTGCGTGCCGGCAGCCGGTGCTCGGCCTGCGATTGTTTCGAGAACAGCCAATCCAGACCGCACCGCAGATCACGGGCGCTCTTGTCGCGCGACTGGGTGCGTGAGCTCCCGCAGCCGGCGTTCCGGCACCGCCACCTGATCCGTCCCGAGCTCGTCCTTCCGTTCCGCTTCATCGGCTCGCCGCACACGGCGCAACAAGGTGTGTTCATCCACCCAATCTGCCACGCCAACTCGAAAGTCACTCAACCGTTGTGCCGCAAGGCCTGACCGGCCATTCCGGACACACATTCCGGCCGACCTCGAGTTCCCCGCCCATACAACTCGAACAGGAGGAACGCCCACTGCCACAAAGGAACACAAGCCAAAACGGACACACATTTTGGCCTATAAACCGGCTTTTGAACATATGTTGCGCATTGTGGATAACTATCAGGTAAACGTTCGGTCAACCGCATGAGGTGGATAACTCGGCGGAAGAGTTATCCACAACTCGCCGGCAAACGGCAAGCTCGGACCACATAGGTCGAAAAACCGGCTGTAACGAATGAAAATCTGCCATGATCGTGGCCTACCCGCACACAGTGCAGTATGCGGGGAAACGTACCAGGAAAGGACGAATGATGATAACGACATGGCGGCAACGGGGCATGGCCATCGTAGCGATGCTGACCGGTCTGATAATAATGGTGGGAGTGGTGTTCGGCTCGGCGAATACGGCGTATGCCGCGACGTTGACGCCCGCCGACGAAAGATATCACGTGGCGTTTCCATACAACGATACGGAATATTACGTCGGTGTCGCGGGGCTGGACGCTTCGGGCAACAAGTACTACTGCATCGAAGCGGGGAAACTGAGCGACTATGTGATAGGCCCCACCACGGTGCTTGCCTCCGATGAGAACGCCCGGCGTATGGCATGGATCCTTGACCGGTACCGCGACACGGATGCCACCACCCATGCGGCGATCGGCATCATCGTGCAGGATCACTTCGGGCGCGATCGGGACGAGTGGGCGAGACAGATGGCGGTCATTCAAGGCCGGTACCCCGAGATCGTGGCGAAGGCGGTCCGGATATGGGATCAATCGGCCGGCAAGACGCCTGCGGGCACGACGGTGGAACGCACCGATGCCGAGGCTTTGCGCAGCGGTTCCATCTCGGTGAAAGTGGTGAACCGCGCCGGTGACGCGATCGCGGGAGTGCCGTTCACCGTCACCTTGCAGGGGGCGGCGCGGTTCGTCCAAGGCGGCAACACGTTCTCGGGGGTGTCGACGAGCGCCGGGTCCTCGATCGCGTGGGAGGCGACCGGCGCCGGCGAGGTGACGGCGAACACCACATACGAGTATGGGCGGATGCACGTCATGGACAGCACTCAGGACATGCTGGCCTTTGACTCGATGGCTTCCACTGGCGGCGCGTCGACGACATTTCGGGTGCGTAAGGATTTTGTTCCGGCGGTATCCACCAAGGTCTCCGAGAAGGTGCTTGATGTGGCTTCTCCGGTGTTCGATGACGTGACCAGTGGCGTGGCGGATGCGGACAGTTATTGGGTGCCCGATTTGGAATTGCAGGTCCGCGGATACTATTTCGATGGTCTTGATACGGGCGATGTGGGCAATGTCATTACGCCGAATGTACAAGAGAGCGCCGATGCTTTTCTTGCGCGATTGGCGACTTTGGGTTATGAGCCGGTGGCCTATGGCAAGGCCTCTTTCACCGGGGTGGGGCAGCAGGTACGTGTGCAGGCCATGACCAAGCCGGATGACGGTGCCGCTTACCGGACCAAGCAGAATAGCGGTTTTGGCACATGGGTATGGGTGTTTAGGCGGTCCGAGCAGAGCAAACAGGCGCAGGAATACCTTATCGGCGACTGGATAAGTCCGTTTATGGAGGCTACGGAAAGCAATACAAGTCGCAGGAAGCTAGAAGTCATGTCGACGGTCACCGAGCATTCGGCGGATATCGGTGCCGAGCTCAGCGACACCATTACCGTATCGGGGTTCCCTGCGGATCATGGCCAGTATGCCGGCAACGAAGAGTATGAGTTCGCGGCGGATCGGCCGTATGCGACGGTGAGCGTATGGCGGTCCGGCGATCCCGACAGTCCTTCCAATGATGATGCATATAAGCCGTCCGGAGCCGACGTTCCCGAGGAAGACGATAACCATCAGTTATTGGTGACGTGGGAAGTTCCCGCGGTGAACGGCACGTTCAGAATCGGCGCTGGATCGTTGGATGCGCATGGCGCTCCTATGTATCTCACTGCGGAGCGTCATGGCTGGTATGTGTTTGTTTGGACATTTGCGGGGGATGGTCGCGTTTCGCCGGCATCCAGCCGATACGACGATGCTTGGGAACGGGTGCGTGTGCTCGAGCCGTGTGAGCCGGAGGAACCTTGTGAACCGGAGGAACCTGAGGAACCATGTGAACCGGGGGATTCGGATGAGCCGTGTGAGCCGGAAGAGCCGGAGACCCCGGATGAACCCGAGGATCCAGAAACACCGGAAGAGACTGCGGGGCCCAGTCCCGAATCTTCATTGCCCATTACGGGTGGCGATGTGGCGGTTGCGTCGGTCCTGGCCGCAACAGCCCTTGCAGTAGGACTCGTGTTGCTGATTATTGTTCGACGCCGTCAGTTGTAGCAGTAATGCGGGCCGGGTCTTGCCAGCTAATTAGGCCATGGTTCCCATAGTTTTTGGCTCGTTGATTGCTGAGAAAACAAAAAAGGTCGGAACCCGATCGGGTTCCGACCTTTTCATGTTGGTAGCGGGGCATGGATTTGAACCGTGGACCTCTGGTAACGTTGTTGCCCAGAGGTCCACGGTTCAAATCCATGAAGCCCGATTATTTGATTTTATCCTAGCGGCGTAATGCCGCCGGCCGCCAAGGATGCCGGCCGTGAGTATGCACAAAAAGCTGCCCCCTGCTCAGTGGCGGGACGAAATCACCCTATGGCTCGAATCGCTCACGGCGGCGGGCCTCAGTCAGGACACCGTCAACACGCGGCGGTGCAAGATAGGCCACGCGGCGCGGTGCCTGGATAAATCGCCCTATGACGTGACGTCAGAGGATCTAGTGCATTGGACCGCCTCGCAATCATGGAAGGCGGAGACGCGCAAGGGCTACCGAAACACGCTCGTCGGTTTTTTCCGGTGGCTGCATGCCACGGGCCGGCGCGCGGACGATCCGGCCGCCGCGCTGCCGAAGGTGCGCAAGACGCGGCCGCATCCCCGCCCGTGCCCCGACGCGCACATATACGCCGCCATGTGCGCCGCGAACGATGTGGAACGGCTCATGCTGCGCCTCGGTGCCGAAGCCGGGTTGAGACTGTCCGAAATCGCGGCCGTCCACTCGCGCGACGTGCTGGAAGGCGACGCCGGCCCGTCGCTGATAGTGCGGGGCAAGGGCGACAAACAGTGCATAGTGCCCATAAGCGAAGACCTGGCGAAGCGGATAACGGCCGCGCCCGGTTGGCTGTTCCCCGGCCGGTGGCGGGGACACGTCGAAAAATCGTATGTGTCCCGCCACCTCACACGGCTGCTGCCGGACGGTTGGGGGCCGCACTCGCTGCGCCACCGGTACGCCACGCGCATGTACGAGACCACGCACGATCTGCTGCTGGTCTCGAAACTGCTGGGACATAGCAGCGTGGAGACCACGCAAATCTACGTGGCGATGCCGGACAGCCGTCTGCGCGTCGGCCTGGACGCGGTGACGTTGGCCGGCTAGATTATTTGCCGGCCATGCGTAGAGGGTTGTAGGCGACGCCGAAACCGCCGGTGAGCACGCCGCCCGCGAAGAGGATGTATTCGCCGATGTCGGCGTGGCCCGCGAGGGCGACGCCTCCACCCGCGAGTACGGCGGCGAGGCCGACGACGTAGATCACCGTTCGGATGGTCTCGCTGAACACGGGGGTGTATCCCTTGCTTGCGTCGATCTGCGCGGCGGCTTTGTGGTCGGCCACGCCTGGTGTGTTCGTGTCCGTGGTGATGGTGTTGTTCTCGGCGGCGAGCATCTGCTCGCTGGTGGGCTGTTGCATGTCGGCGCTCATTTGGCGGTGTCCTTCTCCTGTGCGGTCATGGTGATGACGAGTTTGTCGATTTTGTCGCTGACGGCCTTGGCGGTCCTGTCGGCGATGTCCTCGGGGTTGCTGCCGAGCGCCGTGGTGAGCTTGTCGATCTGCCGCTGCTGGGCCGCGACGGTTGCCTGCAAGGCAGTGACGGCTTTCTTCACGTCGCTGATACGGCCGGGCAGTTCGTAGTTGATGGCGTTGTACATGTTGCCGCCCAACGCGCTCTTGTTGTAGTTGTATCCCCATATTTCGGCTGCTGTTGCCATGTCGATGTCTCCGTATCCGTTGATTTGGTTTGCTTTGTTGATGATGTACCGCCAGTTGAGCCCGTTCGGGCACAGGTCCGGGCAGGCCGGGTGCGCGTAGGGAGGCACGTCCCGGTGCAGGAATATGTTCCTGCCGCGTTCCAGCTTGCCGAACCCGTACCGGCGGGCGATGTCCGCGCATAGGCGGGCGCTGGCGTCGAGGCATGCCTGGGTGCATGGGATGAAGTCGAGTCCGCCCTGGTGCTCGATGCTGATGGTCTGGCAGTTGCTTGTGTAACTGCCGTCCGCCCATGCGGCATCCGTCTCGGCGACGTACTGGTGGGTCTCCCCGTTGCCGCCGATGCCGTAGGTGCTTGATGCCTGGTATGAGGCGCGCTGGAAGATGTTGTCGGTGCCGGCGAGCCAGCCGGCCATGATGTGAAGGGTGATGCGTGTGACGCGGTATCCCCTTCGCCCCGCGTAGTGGTTGGGGCTGCCTATCCATGTGATGCTCATCGCATGCTTATTCCTTTCCGTCGTCGTTGTCCTGGAAGAGCCCGTCGGGCGCGCGCGGTGGCGGTGGAGGCGCGCGCCGCCATATCGCGTCCACAAGTTCCCTGTTCCACAACCACAGGAGCTGGCGGTCTCGGGCGCTTTGATCGAGTTGGCGTTGCGCCTCGATGAGCAGGCGGCTGGCGTCGGTGTCCTTGTCGCTGCGTGTCTTCGCCCATGTGGCCACGAACTGGACGCACGCGCCTACGGCCACGCCTCCCGTGCCGATGAGTGCGCTGATTATCGATTCGGTCATGAGATCGCGTAGCTCAGCGAGCAGCCGAAAGAGGCAGTACCTTGGGTGCCACCATTGTTGGAGTAGTCCATGGTGCCGTTGGCACGGACGTTGATGATTTTCTGGTTGGCTCCGTCGCGGCCGCCGAAGCTGAAATTGAGGTCGAACAGCGGCCGCCATCCTTCGGGGAGCGTTCCGAAGTCGCCTTTGTTCCACGATCCGCTGGCCGAGCTTTTCCAGTCGATTCGCAGTGTGGCGAGCTTGCCGCGCCTGTATCCCTTGACGGTGCCATAGGTGCTGTTAATAAGCATGACAGTTGAGGAATCTTCGGCGAGTACGTCGGACACGTCGGAGATCGTCGCGATGCGCGCCCACGCGCTGCCGGTCCAGCAGTACGGTCCATTGTTGACTTCGGCGGGGTCGGCGGTGACGTATCCGGTCTGGCCGGTCACGCCGGTGATGCCGGCCAATGTTTCCAAGGTGGTGGCGATGACGGGTTTCACGCCTTCGGGGGTGTTGCGGTTGTCCACCTCGTTGAGCGCGGTTTCCACGCCGTTGGCCATTTTGGCGAATTGTTCGGGCGCGCCGCTTACGAGGTCGCTGCCGTCGAGGTAGGGGATTCCGTAGATCGGTGTGGTTTTCATGGTTGGGCTCCTTCCCAGTTTGGTTGGTCGATGATGGCGGGCTGGTCGTATGCGCTGACCAGTCCGAGTTCGGCGAGGCTCATGGCGGTTTGCGCCCATGTGGGCGGCCATGCCTGCATGTCGGCCCATGTGGCTTGGTGGTCGGTGTCGAGCGGGATGGGCCACAGGGTGACTTCGTTGCGCAGTACCGGCGTCTGGTCGGCCCATTCGAAGGTCAGGGTGCCGCCGATGGCCGTGTATGCGCCGCCGGTGGCCGGCCGGCTGGTGTCGTCAGCCAGTGTGCCGCTTCGTGCGCCTTGCAGGGTGAACACGCCGGGCGGCGAGGTTCTGTATAGTTCAGGACGGTCGGCGGGGTCGATTTTGCGGCCGTCGAACACGATGGTTTCGGGTGTGAGTCGGCGGTCGATGGTTTCGAGCCAACGGGCGGCGGCGATGCGGTTCTGTTCGCTTGGCGTCCAAATGGTGCCGTTGGCGCGCCCGAGGATGCCGCCTGTGTCATCCTGGGTGGCGATGTCGCTTTCCAGGGTGAAGCTCGACTGGGTGGCCGTCAGGTTCTCGGGCAGAAGCCCACGGTCTCCCATTTGGGTTTCGTCGTCCTCGAACGAGAGCACGCCGTCGTCGTCGGCTGTGGCCTTCTTCGCCTTGAGTGTGATCTGGGTCAGGGGTTCGGGGACGGTCAGGGTGAAGTCGTCGTCGGTTTCCACCAGAGGCGCTGGTATGGCGGGGGTGACGGTGCCCTGGTCGGTGATGGTCAGGGTGCCGTCTGTGGACGCGCCCATGGTCACGGGCCGGTTCAATGGCGTGTATTCGATCACGCTCGCGTCCTTGTGCGGCACCTCATACCACAGGGGCATGTGGGGGTGGTGGGCGTAGAGGCGGTGCAGCAGGTCGAGTTGTGTCGGGTAGTCGGTCGTGTCGTAGGATGCGGGGGTGCCGGTGGTTTCCAGTCCGGCCGCGTCGGCTTCTGGCGCGTTGACTTCTCGTGCGCGCGTGTTGAGTTCCGCGAGCCGGGCGGCGATGGTGGTGGTGACCCAGTGTTGGCCGGCCCATCTCACGTCGGTGGATGTGGGGCCTTGTTTGGCCAGGCGTTTCCAGAGCAGCAGGCGGCTGGACGCGGTGAGCTTGAGTTTCCACCCGGTTTTGTGTGCGGTCGCTGTGCCCCCGTTGCTGACGATGCCGTCGAACAGAGTTATGGCGGTGCTGTCGGGATTGCTGGGGATGGGTGGCGCGTATGCGGAGTGCAGCCGGTTCAACGGCATCCTTTGTACCTTCCATGTGCCCATCGCGTCCGTGAGCATCGCCCAGGTGGGTTGTTCGCTGATCTGCACGAGGATGCGTGCGCCGGCGAGGGTGAGCGCGCGGCCGGTGAGCCATCCCCTGAGGTCGCGCAGGGTGAAGCTCATCACGCTGGGGTCGGGTTGCTCGTCGGCGGTCTCCACGCCCCATTGCACGCTGAACTGGGCGAGCACGGCGATGTCCTGCAAGGGGTCGTTGAGGCTTTTCCAGCCGTCGCCCCAGTCGATGAACATGAATGGTTTCTGCATCTATCTCATGCCCGCTTTCTGTCGTAGTCGCGGAGGATCTTCTTGAGTTTGCGGGCCGCGTCCTCGCCGTCCAGCACGCCGTTGATGACGATGCTCACGGTCATGGGTTGCGCGGTTGCGGTGCCGTTGGTGCCGGGCATGTCGAATGACATGGCGGACAGGCGGCCGTTGACGCGGGTGATGGCGCGGGTCACGTCCTGGTCGAAGCCGAGGCCGAGGCCCTTGGCGAGGCCCTGCATGATGAGGCGGCCGTTTCTGATGAGCAGCGCCTTGTCGTATGCGGCGGGGCCTTTGTGTTCCGCGATCCAGTCGGCGATGCCTCCGATGAACCCGGTCACGTTGTCCCATGCGGCCTTCAGGCCGTTGAGGAAACCGTCGATGATGTTCTTTCCGGCGTTGTACAGCAGGCTGCCCACGTTGCCGATGGCGGACAGGATGCGGCCGGGCAGTCCGCTGAACCAGCTGACCACGTTGTTCCACGTGTTCTGCGCGAACTGGGCGGCGCTGGAGAAGAACGCGCCTATCCTGCCGGGCAGTGATTGGAAGAATCCGATGATGTTGTTCACGCACGAGCCGATGAAGCTGGTGAAGTTGCTCCATATTTGCCGGCCGCTTTCGGTCTGGGTGAAGAAGTAGACCAGTCCGGCCACCAGGGCGGCTATGAGCGTGATGATCAGCACGATGGGGTTGGCGTTCATGGCCGCGTTGAGCGCCCATTGGGCCACGGATGCGGCCGTGTTGGCGATGCTGAACCCCTGCAATGCGGAGGATACGGCGGTGATGACGCCTGCGACTTTGAACACGGCGAAGCCGGTGCCGATGCCGACCAGGGCGGCGCTGATGGGTTCCGCGTTCGCGCTCACCCAGTCGGAGAACGCGGTGAGTTTGTCGGCCACGTCGCCCACGATGCCGGCCGCGCCGTTGAAGGCGTCGCCCAGCGCGGTGCCGGCGGCGGACGCGCCGCCGAACGAGTCGGTGAGCGGCGCGAACTGGGCGAGCACGTCGCCGGCGGCTCCGGCGAGGCTTTTGCAGGTCTCCCACACGTAGCCGAAGATGTCGCTGGCGGTCTGCACCGGGCCTGTGTCGTTGAACGCGGTCATGAAGTCCGTCACGGCGGTTTTCGCGGTGTCGAACGTGTTGGCGGCGGTGTCGCGCACGGTGAGCAGGAAGTCGGTTATCGGGCTGTCTTCCTCGATGTTGAACGCCTCGCGCAGTTCCGCGCTGAAGTTGCCGTCCCTGACGAGGGTCATCACGCCTTTCAGGCCGGTTGTGGCCTTGCCGCTGAACGCCGTGATCTTCTCGGCGGCGACGCCCATGGCGGAGGTCACGGCCGGTTTCACGAGGTCGAAGGCGTCGGTGAGGCCGCCGACCACGGACGCTTCGAGGTTGCCCATCGCGCCTTCGATGGTCTTGGTGCTGGTGGCGGCCTCCTTGGCCACGTCGCTCATGCCGAGCTGGATCAGCGCCTGGTTGAACTCGTCGGCGGTGATTTCGCCCTTGGCCATCGCGTCCCTGAAGTTGCCGGTGTACGCGCCGTTGGCGAGCATGGCCTCCTGGAGCTTGCCCGAAGCGCCGGGGATGGCGTCGGCCAGCTGGTTCCAGTTCTCCGTCGTCAGCTTTCCGGCTCCGGCGGTCTGGGTGAGCATCATGGCGACGCTTTTGAATGTGTCGGAGTTGCCGCCGGCCACGGCGTTGAGGTTGCCGGCGGCTTCGGTCAGTTCGGTGTAGTTGCCGATGCCGTTTGCGGCGAGCTGGGCGGTGGTGTTCTGGATCGTGGTGAGGTCGTACACGGTGTCGTCCGCGTATTTGCGGGTGGCCTTGGTGGCGGCCTCCACGGCGCTGGTGTCGAGGCCTGCGAAGCTCATGGTGTTCTTGAACTTGTCGGTCGAGTCGCTCATCTCTACGACCGCGCCGCTGAAGTTCCGGAGCGTGTCCCACAGGGCGGTCACGCCCTTCAATGCCGCGCCGCCCATGAAGCTGCCGAACGCGGCGGCCTTGCCGGTCGCCTTCTCGAACGCCTTCACGGCGTCGTTCGCGTTGCCCGTGATGCGCACGGACATGATGGCGCTATGCCCCGCCATTGTCCACCTCCTTTTCGGCTCGTTCCATTTCCTCTGTCAGCAGGCGTATGCCGGTGCCCCAGTCGAGTTCGCTGGCCTCGTTCCTCCATTGCCACGGGGTGCCGCCGAAGCGGCGGGCGAGGATGAAGCTGAGTCGGCCGAGCGAATCGTCGGGCCACGCGGCTAGTTCGTAGGGTCCAGCTGCGCGTCCTCCGTGTCGTCGGGCGTGTTGATCACCACGTCGATGATGCTGTCAAGCCACTGTTCGTAGGGGAGTTTGGTCTTGCCCTGCTGGCGTGCGGCGGTGTAGGCGAAGTAGTAGACGAACCGGATTTTGCAGTTCTCCACGGGCCCCCACCCGTTGGTCTGGGCGTGTTCCTCGGCCTGGCATTGGGCGCGGGCGGTGAGGATCACGGTGTCCTCGTGGCCGTCCTGATAGCAGATGGTCGCGGTCTTCTTCAACATGGCTTATGCTCCTTTGACTTGTTTCATGGTTTTCTCCACGAACGCCTCGTATGGTTTCATCCAGGCGTTTTCGCTTCGGGCCACGCCGTTGTTCACGTACAGGCGTGGTTTGATGTGGTGGCCGGGCCACCCGTAGTTGACGGGGCCGGCGTAGGGCACGGCCTTGCGGCCCGCGCGGATCACGCCGGCCTTTTTGGTCGCGCCGGCGCGCAGTGATTTCGAGAGTCTGCCGGTCTTGCCGACGGGGGCGAGGGCCTGCACGGCGGGGAGGGCGATTTCGGCCGCTTCGCGGTTCACGCCCTTGAGTTCGTCCAGGTCGGCGCCGGCCTTGCGCATGGTCTGTACGAACCGTTTCTGGCCGACGACCATAAGGGCCTTGCCGGTGTTCATGCGCTGGCCGGGGCCGTGTAGGTGGTGTGCTTGAGGTTCGTGACGGGGAAGCTGAAGTCGTTGGTGTTCTTCGATTTCACGTCGCCGCCGACGGCCACGGGGGTCACGGTCACGTCGCCGGTCCATTTGATGGCCCCGGTCTTGTTGGGTACGAACTCGAACGGCAGGGTCTCGTTAGCGTGGTCGAAGCACCACACGCTCAGGCCCTCGGCGCTGAAGTCGTCGCCGATGGTGCCTTCCATCGTCCATGTGGTGGATGTGTTGGCCTCCTGCGATCCGTCCAGATAGGTGGTGGGGTCGTCGCTGGAATTGCTGGGGTTGAGCTGCGCCTTGGTCAGGTCGGCGCTGAAGTCGCGGCCGTTCTTCTCGTCGGTGATGTTGAACGAGCCGGGGCCGAGTGTGCGCACCTTGCTTGCCATGATGGTTCCTTTCAGATGATTTCCAATGGGTTGAGTGTGAGCTGGTAGGCGGCGAGGTCCCCCGCGCCGGAGAGGCTGAGGGTCACGGGCCGTGCCGCCTGGATGTTGAGCTCGTGTTCGGCCATGAGGCCGATGGCCCGCATGACGAGTTCCAACGCGGGGGCCTGAGTGGCCATGGTGCCGGCGATTATGTCGAGCCTCCACGTGATGTCGGGCTCGTTGCCCCATTTCTTGTAGGTGAGTTCGGGCGGTTCGATGAAGACGGCCACCTTGTTCGGCAGGGGGCGGGCCTTCTGCTCGTCTGCCGTGACGATCTGCACGAGGTCGCCCAGGCAGTCTTCGAGCAGGCGGGTGAGCGCGTCGCGTTCCTGGATGACGAGGCTGCTCATCATGCCACCGCCAGACTGCCGGCCATGACGCCCACGGCGTTGAGTTTGGGGTACACGCTGCGCAGCGGGTCGGTGGACACGCGGAACGGTTCGAGCGTCGAATCGGCGACGCTCATCACGCCGAACCGCGCGTCACGCGAGTTGTAGAGGTCGGCGGCGCACGACACGATGCAGTCGCGGCGCACGTCGGCGGGGCATGTCTGGCCGGCGATGGCGGCGTCCACGTAGGTGGTCGCGGTCCGTATCTTCGCGGTCAGGCGTTCGTTGTCGCCGGCGGGCATGTTCACCTCGTCGCGCAGCAGGGCCACGAGTTCGCTTGTCTCGTCCGTCATGGTCAGGCCGCGAACTTGATGGGGATCAGGCCCGTGGGCAGGGTGGCGGCGACGGCGAGGTAGCCGTACACGCTGTAGCTGTCGGTGAGCTTGGTCGGGTCGGTGGCGGACAGTTGGGTGGGGCCGCCGGATTCCCAGACGGTCACGGCCTCGGGGTCGATGAAGCAGGCGGTGCCGGCCGGCGCGGCGGGCAGCATCTGCACGGGCAGGCGCAGGAAGCGGCCGGCGATGCCGGTCAGGTCGAAGTCGCCCAGCGTGTCGCTGCCGTCGCCGCTCAGGTCGAAGAAGCGGCTGCCGGAGTCCTTGAGGGCCACGAGCGCCTTCATCACGTCCTTGCTGACGCCGAGGCGGGTCAGGTTGACGTTGCGGTCGTCGGCGAGTTCGGCGGCGTCGATGATGAGGCCGGCCCACTGGTCGATGGTCATGGCGTTCAATGCGGCGGGCGCGTCGAGTTTGTTGGGGTCGGTGGCCGCGTCGCGCTGGGTGGCGATGGTGTCGTAGAGGAACTGGCGGACCTTGTTCTCGGTGGCTTTCGCGTAGGCGTTGCGCAGGGCCTTCAGCGCGGTGTTGAGCATGGGCGTGGTCGAGCGTTCGATGGTCTGGCGCGACAGGGTGGTGTAGCCGCCGTAGGTGCCCACGGTGGTCACCTTCGTGCCGAACGACACCTTGCCGAACGCGAGCGTGTCGCCTTCCTTGGCCTGCGCCGTGACGTTGGTGGTGTCGGTCTCCACGACGTTGTATTCCATGCTCATGCCGGTGGAGGGCAGGCTGTCGTGGGTGAGGATGCCCATGACCTTGCGGCGCTGTTCGATCAGTCGCAGGTCGTCCGCGATCCAGGTGCTGGTGTTGCCGGTGTTGCCGGTCACGATCAGGTCGCGGCCTTCGCGGTACAGGTTCACGGCCGCTTCGTCGCCGTCCACGAGGGCGCGCAGGTATTCGCCCGCGTTGCGGTATTCGCCGCCCATCGTCTTGCGTTCGGGTGCCGTGCCCTTGGCCAGCGCGGCCTTCATGCCACGCTGTTCCTCCTGGATGCCGTCGAGCATGGCGCGCAGTTCCTCGTCCATGTGGTTCTCCTTCTGGTTGTCGGTTTGGTTGTTTCCGGTTTCGGACATGTTTTCGTGGGCTTGTTCGCGCTGGCCGGTGATGACCGCGTTCGGATACGCGGGGATGCCGGTGACGGCCACCTCGAACAGATCGACCTTGCGTCGATGCACCTCGGTGACGCCGTCGTCGGCGGCCACGTTGCGGTTGTCCACGGGGATGAAGCCGACGCTGAACCCGTCGTAGACGCCTTCGCGCACGAGTTGGATGGCCTCGCGCGCGGCCTGGGTGCCGGCGAGCTTCGCGGTGATGTGCAGGCCGTCCGCCTCGGCGTCCATGCTGGTGACGCGGCCGATGAGCTCGCCGTGCTGCCGGCTGATTTTCACGCTGTCGCGCGAGCCGAAGTCGGTGTCCGGGTCGAACACCTCGGCGTAGTCGCCCCATAGGGCGTACCTGGTGTTGAACGGCACGGCGATGCCGGTCAGGATGCTGCCGTCCCCGTCTTCCGCGTCCCTTACCTGGATGCCGCGCACGTC